CTCCTGAGGTTCGCGCCACTGAGGTCCGCGCTCCTGAGGTCCGCGCTCCTGAGGTCCGCGCCACCGAGGTTCGCGCCGTTGGCTATCGCCTTCTTGACCGCCAAGCCTAGCTTGACGCTGTAACCTTCGGTCGCCGCACAGTCCAACGCTGCGGTGAAGATGATCTCGCCACTGGAGCGTGACAGGATGTCGAACATGATGGTCATGATATCTGATGGCCCTCCTTAATGGCCGCCTTGATGTGGAATGTTAGAGGGTCGTGACGTGACGTGACTACGCCTCGATTAACTCTTGGTAGATGTCCTGGATCACAGCGTCCTGCGCTATGCCCTGGCCCGTGGTTGTCCTCGCCCAGACCGTGAGGCCGGCGAAATCCTTATCGACCTTCTCGCCGTGCTCTGCGAGTTTGTCCGCGAGCCAATCGGAGACGATCCAGTGCTCGTAGACTTCACGTTCGTAGGGCTCGATGTGATCAAACTCACACGCCTCCTTCAGTGTACAGATCGGGTCTCCATCATCATTGTCGATGTCATTCTCGCTTGGCTCCCTGGTCCACATTCCAGGCTCGCCTGGGCCGCATTCGTGCCACCCCGCTTCCCTCGCGGCACTCTCCCAGTCCTCGATAGGTGCCGCGAGTTCCCGCGCCTGCTCCACCAGGTCATTGAGGTCACCCTTGCCGAAGGGCGTACCGTTGGCCAGCGTAGACACCAAGCTTGACACGCAGTAGCAGACTTCGCGTTGGACCATTTGTTCGATGGTGATGGTCATTGGTCAGTCCTCCCCTTGGCCTTGAGCCGTCCCTAGTGCTGCCCGCATGAACCGCTCAGCGTTGAAGTTGCTATTGGTGTGCTTGAGGTGCCGCGCGAAGTGGAACGCGATGTCTACCCTGTGGTCGCTGTCGCCTGTAAGCTCCTCAATGGGAAGCTCGCGGATGATCTGCGCAATGTAGGCGAAGTGCCTGTGCTGCATGTCTGGCGTGGTGGGCGCTTTGTCTTTGCGCAATGCTGCCTCTGTGGTGAGCATGATGGTCTAGCCTCGTGATCTTAGTGTGGAATGTTGGAGGGTGGAGGCGGAGCTATATCCCTGCGCCGCAGTTGTTCTCCGCGTATGTAAGTGCTACCTGTCTCTCCCCGGCCTGTCGCACGTAATACTCTGCGCTTGCCTTGGCCTCGTCCTGGACGAGATCGAACCCTATGAAGCCGCTGCACGAGTCCAGAACGTTGCCGTCCTCATCTTCGATGACGTACTCGTAGGTATCGCCGTTCATCCACATACCGTATTCCTCAGCGATATCCTTGCAGTACTGGAGGCGTGTTGAGTTTCGCTCACCCTTGCCCTTGCCGAACTCGCTCTTCTTGATAGCCACTATGCCTACCTGGCCGCTGTCCCACGGATCGCCGAATGGGTTGGCCTCCCCGGCTCGCAGCACCACGCCACTGTGCTCGTACATGAAGAGGTTCGTGACGTACCATTCCTTTCGGTTGGCCTTGATCCACCCCAATACTTCATCAGGCGTGCCCCCGACGTCGCTTGCAGGGTTGCCATAGCGGCGATGCAGGATCACCACCTTGACCGCCTCATCATCTATGACTGGAGACTCGCAGTCCTCGTCATGGTAGAACTTGCAGGTAATGCCGTTGGCATAGCTGATAGTCTCAATAGCTGACATTGCCGTGTCTCCATCTGGTCTTGCGTTTGGTTTACCTATGGACAGGCAGCCGGTTGAGACCGCGTGTCCATGCCGTAAGCCAAGCTCATTCGCCTAGTGTTCTGACTGACAGTCCCTCCTGCCCTGCCTTGCGCAGTACCGTGTCAAACTCTACACTCTCGAACCTATTGGGCAGACCTCGAAGCCGCGCAATGCACCAGTCCTCACGCCTATCCGTCGTGTAGTCTTCGCGGTGCTGTCTAAAGCGATACGTGATGGTGTCCGCCCTCGCGGCTGCGTCGTTCTCATGTTGGAACATGGGTCTGCCTCCTTGTCCTGACCGTGTGTAATCTTAGACTGTCGCGCCAAGCACCAACTCATTGGCGACCGCGACCACGCATTGAGTGTCCGTGTCCTCGACGTCTTCCCACGTAAAGCTCCACCCGCTGACCCGCAGCCACTCGCACTCATCCGCGTCGTATGCCTTGAACTCGCCATCGAGATCGACATCAGGCTTGACAAAGAGGTGGAGCGTGTAGTCCATCCCACTGTCGCCAAGGATTTCGCGTGTGTAGCCTGCAAGGATTGCCGTGTTGTCGGACATGATGTGTCTCCGCGTGGTGATGGTGTGGAATGTGATAGGGTTAGGGCAGTAGGTGCTTAAAGGCGTCCATTGGGCAGAACACAAGCACACCATCCTCGCCTGTCACATAGCCTCTCACAGTCTTGCCTTTGACCTGGCAGGCTGCGGGCTGGCTGAAGTAGGTATCGGGTTCGCCCGTAGTGTAGACCGTGCGGCGCAACTCACTGCCTTCAATCCTACAGTTCTCTATCTTGGAGAGTGACGGTCCGCCTATCCACCTAGTGGACCACTGAATCGAACCATCCGATTGTGGCTCGGATATATCTGCGCGGTACTTTTGGAGGCCCATGATGTCTTTCCTCTTGGTATCAGTGTGGAATGTGATAGGGTTAGGCCAAAGCCTTTTATCGACATGCTCAGGTCGTCACAGCCACGAGTTAGTGCTCAATGTGAGGGATACCTAGTTCGCAAGCTGTCCATCGAAGGCGCTCTTGCACGTCCCGTCCCTACTGCTAGCGAAACAATCACTTTGTGTCTGAGTTTCTGTGTTCGTTTCGATGATTTGAAGCTCTCACATTCCACACAGTTTGGCAAGTAGGAATTTTCATCTAGCTCAAACTATTTTATAACTAGATGTATTTATTAGGATATTTCTGCATGTCTGACCGCCAGTCTGGCGCAATGGTGGCACGAAAAACGCATTGATAGCCCACACTATCATCCTCATTGCTACCTCATGTCCGCACCCCACGCTCACCCCACGCCAGGCATGAGGCACGCCCAAACACGCGCCTATCCGCACGTACGCACGTGAGGCAGGGAGCGTAGAGCGAGACGCCAGGTCAGCGTTAGGGTGGACATGAGGTTGTAGCGCTGCGCTGCGAGACACCATTCATCAGTGCGCAAAGTGACTGCCTAGGGCTATTGATACGATATGTCGTGAACACATAGCTCTAACCGCAAGCCCCACCAAATGTGCATACCAAAAGCCACCGATAGCGCCCCGCGACACGCTACCAGACTATACATCTAGTACAATCATGAGGTAAATCAATGCCTTAACCAGCATGGTGACACACTTCACGCCCCTCCACCACGTCAAACCGTTTGGAAAACCCGCCGCCACCCCAAGGGGGGAATTGCCCCTGCGTTGCCACGTCGATCTATGTCTCGCGTGAGCTACCCCTTGAGGCGTTTCGGCAAGCGGATCACAACGTGCATGATCAGAGAGGCTAGCAACGAGCGGATGTACGTCAGGTTGAGCACTAAAGGTTGTCCTTATGATGGGAGGATCACCTCACCATCCCCTCTGACACTGCAAGGAGGAGCTTCAGGGAGACGGTGAGGAGCGTGGGGTTAGACCTTGGGGAGGTACTTTAGGCAGACACTTTAAGCACTAATGCGAGGAACAAACTTTAAGTATCAATGAGGATGGTGATGATGTCTATCTCACCATGAGTAGGCTACCTATAGGTATACCTAAAGGCTCCCCTGGTCTAAAGGACGCCCATTGTTTGGACATAATTCATTCACAATGTTGCCACACGGCCCTACGCCCGATCCCGACCACTGCGAAGCTTCCCACGGAGCCATCTACCGGCCGCCTTTACCCCGCCCTGTATCCAGTCGTGTTCATCCTCCAGTTTCTTCAGGTACTCCTCCATGCGGCGCTCCTCGGCGTCCTGGGCGGCCTTGGCAGGGTGTAGGCCCAGCAAGTCCAACATCATGCCCATGAGCCCCGCAAGGCCCTCCACGCGGTCGTCATGCGTCAGGCAACCCTTCTCGCGGGTGAGGCGGGTGATCTGGTACATGAGGCTGTAGCGGTCCCTGAGGTCCGTCCCATCGCGCTTCTTGACCTGAAGCAGGTCCTCTTCGAACACCTCCTGGCTAACCACCAGCCTGTGGGCCTGGAAGATGGGCTCCAAGACCTCCAGGATGCGAAGCTCCTTCTGGACCTTGGCGCTTCTCTCGGACTCGATCTCCGTGGCCCCCTGCTCGCTCCTGGCGCGGTCCTTGTTGAACTTGTCCCACTCGGCCTTGACTACCGGCTCCAGCAGCTTGGCGAACATGCCCTGCCCGAAGTCTTCCTCAATGCGGCACTTCTGGACCCTGAACCTGACGAGGAGCTGGGCGATGGCCTTGAGGGTCTCCTCACCATAGCCGTCCTGCCAGCCGCCTTGCTTCAGGAGGAACGGCGTGGAGTGCAGCACACCGCCGATCGTCAGGCTGGTTTCGTCCGCACCCTTGCCAGAAGGATCGATGAACGCGAAGATCGCCTGGTACTTGGAGTAGCTCTCAGAGACGCTCCCAGGCTCGTACAGCTTGTCACCGTCGAGCGCGATCGGCGAGATGGACCGCAGTGCCCGATTGTCGGCGTTGCTCCAGGAGACCAAATCTGGGGCCGTGCGGGGGTCCAGCGGCAGCACCATCAGGTCTCTCAGGCGGAGCGGGTACTTATCGACGTCCGCGAGGCTCGTGTCCAGCATGTATTGGAGCGCAAAGCTCGCCCTGCCGTGGGACAGTTCGCGGCCCGCCAAGTCCTCGTCAGAGAAGCGGGTAGGCTCCGTCGAGTTCCCCATGAGGCTAGGCTGCTTCTGGAGCTTCCACCGCACCCACGGGGCCAGCCTGTCGCCGTACGAGCGCATCTGCTTGCCAGTCGGGAACCTCGCCGGCCAGATGCAAATCGTGAAGCCTCGCCCAGGCAGTCGGTTATAGATCGAACCTTCGGTCTGGGGCGTCCCGAGGAAGATGATCTGCCCGCCAGGCTTGATGATGGAGTCGAACTCCTTGACCGCCTCGGCCAGCTTCTCCCGCATGTCTGGCGTCATGGAGTTCGTGTTGGTCTCCACGTCGTCGCCCACGATGATGTCCGCTCGGTAGCCGACGATCTGAGACGTGATGCCGGCCGCCCAGATGGAAGGCGTCTGGTCAGGCAGCGCAGGGCCCACATCGAAGGCCGTCGAGGATTGCCTTTGGTTGCCCCCAGGACGTAGCTCCACGAGCAGGTCCCAGGTGTCGATCAGAGTGAGGCAGAACGTCACGAAGTTAACTGAGCGTTTCCCTGAGCCCGACACGACGCCGATCTTGAGCTGGGGGTTCCTCTTGGTGTTCCACAGGACGTAGGCGGCCGTGATCCACGACTTGGCGGCCCCTCGGAAGGCCTCGATAACCTGGCGGTCGATCTCCCCGTTCCACCCGTGGTGTTGCAGGTAGTAGGCGATGTCGAGCTGAAGTTCCGTGGGGTCCTCAAGGCCGAGCTGCCTCCACATAAGCGTAAGGAAGACCCTGAAGTCATCCAAGACGGGGTCGTCAAAGCGGGCGTCCTTCCAGTGGGTGGCCTTGTAGCCGGGGACTATGGTGGCTGGAGCTGGGAGTTGGGACTTCAGGGGATCGATGACGGAGGGCTGGGACATCCTCATCCTCTCTTGGAAACAAAAAAGGAGCCAGCCCAAAGGCCAGCTCCTCACGTTCATTCTCTAAGTTTTGGTCGGCAGTAGTTTAGGCGCGGTTGCCCGTCTTGACTTCAACGAAGCCGCTGATAGCACCGGCCGTGTTAAAGGCGGCTGCGGGGACAACCTGGATGCGATCACCCTTGGTGACATCCTGCGTGGCGCTGCCCGAAGTCGGCTGCGTGTCCGAGTAGCGGGTCCCCTTAACTGCGCCGTCCGCGACGGTTACCGTGAGGCCGGCCACGTCGGTCGTACCCACCTTGACGGTCACAGCGCCACCCGTGGTGACATCCTTCTGGACAGTGACGTAGAGGCCCGTAACGTAGCCCGTCTCGGGTGCAACGAGTTCGGCCGAGGTGCCTGCGAGGGTGTCCGTCTCGTTGATGAAGAACGGCACACGGAGAGTCTGACCCTGAATGAGGGACATGCGGTATTCCTTTCGATATGGTTGAAGAAGTGGCCTGTGGTCTACTCAGCACTAGCGAGGAGCTAGCCGTCCAGGGCCGTGAAGATCGCCTCAAGGTCCGTCCTCGCGGCAATCAGGTCGTCAATGGTCGCATAAGAGACCACGTTTCGCTCTTCATCGAGAAGCGCCTCGAAGAGCTGCTCTGCGGCGTACTTGGCTTCGGCCGCAAGGGCTTCCGCTTCCGTCTCCCAGATCGTTGCATCGGGTGTATCGTCCTGCCAGGCAGAACCGATGTTAGTTGGCATAGAGGTTGACTCCTAGTTTGGCTCCGAGCCAGATCGTCAGGGAGGTGAGGAGGATGGAGCCGACTAGCTGGAAGGCCCAGGTGCGCCACTGGCTGCGGGTGTCCTTCCCCTCATCCCGCCACTGGGTCAGCTCGGTTGAGGATGCCTCCAGAGCAGCTATACGCGGCCCGTAGGAGCCCAAGGACTCGATGGACCGCTCCATGATGCCCAGACGCCTGTTGATCTCGGATTGCTTCTCCTGGAGCACCTTGAGGCCAGCATAAAGCTCCAGCTCCAGCTCCCTGGGGGTGTCAGGCGTCTGGTCCATCTTCACCCTCCTCGCTCTGGCTCTCCTCGATTAGCTCATCCAGGACCTTCTGGCAGTTCTCCAGGCGTCTGATCGTGATGGCCTGCCGTCGCGAGACGCCCTCGATGAACTTAGCTATCGTATTCAGGCTTGGGGAAGCTGGGGAGCGGTCTGGGCTCCTGGGACTTCTTTTGGCCGCCATCGCCGGCTCCTTCTGTTGGGTCCCCCATGACCATGCCGTTGTCCTTGAGGAGCTGCCTGAGGTTGTTGAGGTCGGCGGGGGTCGCCATGCCAGACACCATGAGGCCGTAGAGGCGCTTGAGGAGGGCCTTGCGGCTCTCCTTGAGCATGTCCTCGAAGTTCATGCCTTCAAGGGCGTCCTCTTCATCCAGGCCCGAGTTGTGGCCCATGCGGGGGGACTCTTCGTCGGACAGGTTGCCAGACTTGTAGAAGTCGGCGGGATCGTCTTCGTCTACCATGGGGGGCCTCCTTATGCGTCGTCCGTCTCGAATACACCCCAGCACTGGACCACCTGGCCATCGGCCGTAATGGGGTACGTGGCGTCCGCCCTGCGGATGTTTAGAACATTGCTCCCAGCGGACCAGTTGCAGAAGACGCCCCAGCCCGACGAGATGTTCGCCCCGCTTCCAACCATGCCGTAGCCAGTCTTGGGAGTGAACGGCAGGGAGGTCTTCAAGTAGCTTGCACCTGTCCCGTTAGTGGTCACTGTGATGTTGACCATGAACCAGACCGTCTTGCCGATCCTGAAGTATCTTCCAGTCACCGAGGCGGTGGTGATGGTGCCTGAGTTGGCCGTGACTGCTGCGGGGGTATAGGAGGTGAACCCCTGCTCCATCTGATAGCTGCCCATCTTGATGCCGCCAGTGACCTGGAGGCCGCCCGTGAGCTTCTGTAGGCTAGCCGATGCACGCTCCCAGTAGACATCCGTGTACTGAACCTTGCCGTTGTCATTGTAGACAGTTAGCGTGGCCCCTGTGCCGATGACAGGGTCCGGGGCGGCATTGTCGCGGTTATAGTTGTGGATGGTATTGCTGAAGGAGGCTGTCGCCGCGACCTCTGTCCCCTCCGCGTACACGCCGCCATCTCCCGGATAGAACGAGTGGAAGATGTTGGCACGGCTGCAACGTCGGGTATCCGCGCCAGCGGACAAGCGGACACCATAGGCGGTTCCCGAGGGGTGTCGATAGCCTCGGACGTTGTGGAAGGTGTTACTGTCAGCACCACCGACAACAATACCGGCCTTGTTGATGTGCGCGTACTGGACGTCCTCGAATACGTTCTCCGAGACGTTGGCCCAAAAGTTGCCTCCCATGACAAGGCCATAGCCTTCCTTCGTGCCCCACTGCTGATTGATGTAGAAGCGAAACTTACACATCTGCATGTCAGAAGGGTCGTAGTACGTCCGGTAGGAGGTCCCGACAGGAGAGCCCGTAGGAGGGTGTGACCAGTCGTCCACGACACTGAGGTAGACAGCCTTGTCCTGACCACCATCCACGAAGACGTCGAAATTCCCGGCGAACACCGAGCGGACCTCAAGAGTGATCCCGACGACATTCCCTGCGTCTCCTCTGCGACCGATCAGACCAAGGGAGGTCACCTGATTGCCGAACAGAAGCTTGTCCGAAGCATCATCGGGCTTGATGACCAGCAGCCGGGACCCAATACTGTCCACCCCGGACCACCAAATGGCAGTAGCCGAGGCGATGTTGCCGAGACGGGTAAACAGGTCGCAACTCGAAGACCCGCCCTTGCCGTGGCCCATGAGCCAGATGTTGGAGGAGTTGATGAGGAGCGTCCGGTTACAGGCGAACCAGCCTGCCCCCATGTCGATCTTCGCGCCGCCCATGGCCCGTGCCGCCGCAATAGCAGACTCCAGGGCGCACTGGTCGATCTCATCGGTTAGCGCCTGGGCTGATGGGTAGACCGCTTGAGCCGCCGCGAGACTGGCGAAGCGCTCAGACAGGTGGTGGCTAGTACCGTCGCCGATGGGGTTGAATGCCCAAAGGTCCACCCAGCGCTGCTTCCACTTGACGACGTGGTTATCATCGTTCTTACCCACGAAGTAGGAGATCGCAGAAGAGGACTGCAAGGCGTTCGTCACGTCGCTCGTCAGGGCAGCAGCTTCGGCCCGCTCGGCGTATTCCTCGGCGTCTGCGATCTGGTCGGCGTCTGGTCCTTCCTCGAAGCGGCCGGAAACGCCCATAACGACAGACTTGCCGGCCGCAATGGTGACCTCAGGCCCGTGCTTGAGCGAGTCCGCAACCTTGTCTCGAAGCTCCTGTAGGGACTTGAAGATAATGTTGAAGTTGGTGTTGACCCCCTCGAAGTCGTAGACCGTGGAGCCGTCCTGGGTCACCTTCTCATCATCGTCTACGGGGGTCTCTCGCTCCACCCTCGTCACTGTATTGGCGGGGAAGTCTTCGAGGAGGGTGAGCTGGGCATCGGCGGACCACTCGTAGTAATCGTCGGTTACCTCAACGCCATCCGCGTAGACGTGGACATTGGCACGCTCCTCCTCAGTCGGAGTGAACGGCAAGTTGATCGTGGTGCCCTCCGTTGCCGAAGAGACCTCCACAAAGGTATCAGCCATTTCGTGATGTCTCCTAGTAGCCCAGGGCCTTCAGGAGGTTTGCTCCTGCGTCTGGGTTGCCAGTGGTGTTGTTGAGGAAGGACGCCGCCGCCTGCGCTTGCTGTTTGCGCATGAGCTTGCCGATTTCGGGGTGCTCTATGAGGAGGTCCCCGAGCGCCATCTGGCGGTACTTCTGGACGATCCCCGCGAAGGCATTGAGCTTGGTGCCTTTCACGCCGATCTCGCCATCAGGTAGCTCCTGGTACTCTTTGGAGAGGATGAGCGTGGTGAGGGCGTTGCGCATGGAGATGCCGTTCTTTACGGGCCGCTGGGCCAACTCTTGGAAGCGGTCGTAGGCGGTCTGCCCGTTCGGGAACTTGATGTCCCTGAGGTCCACGCCGTTTCGTACTGGACTGGGCAGGGAGAGCCCCTCGCCGGTCTCCAGGATCATCCGATTGTGCTCCCGCTCCACGGCATTCGGCTCGTAGTCGGACGTCAATCCTATTCGCTTCATCACCGGCTCGCCGAAGATGTCTCGCTTGGGTGCGATTGTCTCGGAGTAGCCGGGGATGTCCTTCAGGACACGCTGCACTAGGCCATTAGCATCCCTCAGGTATGGGTCCTGATTGATATAGGTGCGGATGGCCGAGGAGGCTGGGATCAAGCTGTTGCCGAGGTTCCCGAGGAACTTCTCCATCTTGTTCTCGGGGTCGGACAGGGCGTCTATCGTCTGGTTCAGGTTCATCAGGAAGGTGCGCTCCCTGATATTGGCCGCAATGGCAATCGCCGAGGCAGTCGCCAGGTCGGTCAGTGACTTGTGGTCTGGATTGACGGCCCATATGTTGTGGATGTCAGCCGCAATGCCTAAGGTGAAGCCAACCGGGTCTAGGCGACTGTACGGCGTGAAGTGGATGCTGCCGTCCTTATTCTGGTGTTTGATCGCATAAGGCTTCCAGCCCTGCTGTGTCATCTGCTGGGCCAGATTCGGGTCGGACGGCGGGGCACCAGTGATCACGCCGCTGTGGGAGAGGTACGCAGCCGCCATCATATAGAGAGAGCCCAGCGTCATTTGGCCCATGGCTTGCGCCTGCGCCTCTGGTCCCATCTTGCCGAGGAGCATCTGACGATACTCCGTCTGCATCAGGACGTTGATGCCTGGCGTGTACTTGATGCCATACCGCAGCGCATTCGCTGGCGTCTTCACGAAGAGGAACACCAGGCCAGAAGGCTCCCAGTTGGAGCGGAAGTTCCTGATGGCCGCCCCGAGCGTTCCTGGTAGGAGCTGCTGGTTGAACGTAGACGTCTGGGCCTCATGGATGGCCTCGCGGTCCAAGGCCGCTCCGTTGTCGTCAAACGCCTGGGCGAGGTGCTCGGCGATATAATCCGCCCTCTCCCTCCCAGTCAGACCCAAGGTATCAGCAGTGACGGCCGCCCTAGCCTGGATGACTGCCCGATAGCGGATTGTTTTGAAGAAGGCGTCAGATGCTCCGAGCGCCCTGGTGGGTAGACCTGTACCATTCCTGTAGAGGTAGTTGGCTGCCGTGAGGGCATTATGCGCAACGTCTTCCACCGTCTCCATGGCACGGAACGGGGCGTAGTCCAGAGGTCTGAGCATCGTGTGGTCGGATGGAGGCTGGTCCAGCCAATCAGAGACATGCGGGTCCAGCTTACTATCGGCCCTTATGAAAGACTCTGCGGCCGATTTCAGTCCATCCGTAACAGAAGCAGCCGTGTAGTAGTATTCCTTAGCCGCCTGCGAAACTAGGCTTTTGGCGTTAGGACGCATCAAGGCCATCCGCTCCACACCGCCGATGAGCTTCTCGGCTGGGCGGGCAATCTGCATGTAGGTGTTACCAGTGAAGTTGACCAAATGCGGCACCCAACTCCACAGCACCCCATTCCGCAGGACGAACTTGGCCTCATCCATCACCCACTTGAGGACGGACGGCTTGGCGATCTCCTTGATCTTCGCCGGGTCTCCGCCAGTGCTGTCCATGAGCTGGATGAACTTGTCGTCATCGAGCCCATTGAGTTTCTTCAAGTTCTCCTCGGTGATCCCGAACTCGGACCTCATCCTCCGCATCGTGCGGCCAACGTTGGACCGTATGGACTGGGCCGCCGAGTAGACCTGGAAGGCGACATTGAGCCTCCTCCGCGCCTCGCTCACGGCCGCCGCAGCGTCTCCGCCGAAGTCCTGGAGGTTGCCCCAGCGCACCTTGTTGACGACGTCCCACGAGTCCATGAACATGCGGGTGGACACCAGGTACCCAGTCTCCATGTTCCGCACCATGCCCGCTGCCGCCTCGCCGGCCTTGGCGATCTGCCCGATGACGGCTGTGGGGTCCTCGTTGAAGAATTTCGAGGCGTTCCGAACCATGCGGTCCACGGTGGCATCCTTGAGGACATCACCGCCCTTGGCAGCGTTCAGCTCGGGTCGAAGCACGGCGGAGGTGTTGGAGATCAGCGTCGAGACGTCTTCGGGTGTCTGGAGCTTCTGCCACGGTATGGAACCCCCTTCGGCAAACTTGTAGCCTTGGAGGACCGCCTCTTGCCGGCTGCCCGCCTGGGCGATGGCTTCGAGGTCGAAGTTGGTACCCTTGATGATCGACTGGACGTCCTCGGGCGTGATGGAGTCCTTGAGGGTCGTGACCTTCTCGGGGTTGGGGAGCGGGAGCGGGTTCTGCGATATGACCGGCTCAAGTCCGCTCTGTACGGGCTCTGAGATGGATGCCCCAGGCTCAATCCCTGTAGCCTCGGCCTGATCGGCAGGTAGCGACTGCGAGGCGGCCTTGACGCGGACACGGGGCTTAACATTGGATGTGGCACCGCCCAGCACGGTACCCGGCTGCTCCACCATCGTAAGTGCATCGTCGCTTGGGCTGGCCACCTGTGAGACTGCGGGTACTCGGACCCTAGGCTTCTCACCTTGGGTTACCGCCTCGACGGTCTTGGGGTCTGCCATCTCTTGGATGACTTCCTTGGCGGCCTCGTTATCTCCCGCCTTCGCCAGCTTCAGGGCCTTGAGCCCCAGCATGAAGGCACCGCCAAGCGCGACATCGAGCCCCGCGCCTTCGAGCGCATTCTTCAAGCGCCCTTCAGCATTGCTGTCGCTGGGGTTGGCCGCCAGGTACTCGGACACAGGGTTCTCCAGCGCGGGGAACTCCTGGATCAGGTTCGAAAGTCGCTCCTGATGTGGGTCCATGACGACGCCGGCAGCGAGTGCACCTTTGACGGTCTCGTAGGTGGTCGGCAGCGCCTTCACCGCACGGATGGCCTTGAGCGGGGCCATAAGTTTCCCCGCCCCGATCAGGCCTGTGACGAACTGAGCGACTGGCCCAGTGATCGCCGCAGTAGTGTTCATCGAGGCGGCCCTGTCGGACTCGTGCTCGATGATTTTCCTGAGGCCTGACTTCTGGTCCTCGGTGACAGGCTGACCGGCCATCTCCCTGATGAAGTCGTTCGTCTCTATTACGGACTTAGCGGCTCCAGTCGTGGCGGCCATCCCGATGGGGTCGGCCTTGGTGATGTCTAGCGGCTCACCATTGAGGGCTTGACGAGCAAGATTGAACGTCGGGCCGATCCACCCAGTGACCGGGTTGAAGCGCTGAGCTGCCTCCCCGATCTGATCCAAGACACCTGGCTGTTCGCTGGTGGTCTGAGAAGTTTGGTCCTCTTGGGCCGGCTGCGAGGCCTGAGCCTGACGTTCCTGTACGATCTGATCGACAAGCGTCTTCAGTTGGTCGTCCATCTGGACCCCTTATTGTGTGGAATGTTAGAGGATTACTTCAGCGCGAAGTGCGGCCGATCCACGAAGGACTTAAAGTCACCACCCCACTCGATGTTCACCCCAAGCTCCTTGGCGGCTGCCTTCATGGCCTTGGCGATTTCGGCTTGCTTGGAGTGGTCGTTGAAGTCCACCGCACCATCATCCCCGAGAACCCAGAGGTCGGCCGCCTTGCCATCCAGATGGTCGGACTTCATGGTCTTGGACCAGCCCCACTCCACAGCCTTCTTCTGCTGCTCGGTGGTGCGCTTGCCGGCCCCGACGACGAACTTGATGCCCGTCTTCTTGCGTGCGAGGTCGATAACCTGGGCGAGTTTCGGATCGACGGACTTGCGGTTCTTCTCATCGTTGGCCACCGGGTCGCTGTTCCAGTAGAGGAACTGCGGGAGTTCGGCCTGAGGTATCTTGGCGTAGGCAGCAGGCACCGCGTCGGCCTTCTGGCTTGGGTCCTTGCCGGTCAGGATGGAGTCGAAGGGCGAAGCGCCACTCTTCATCACCTGGAGGGCCGAAAGGACGCTGTCACGAGACACCGAGGCGTGCTGCCCCTTGTAGGCGCTGGTGCCCCTGTCGGTCGGCAGCGAGGCCCATTCCTTGGCGAGGTTGTTGGCGAAGGTCTTGTCGCTCATCTCGCCGGCAATCCACTTGTCGTAGCCCCTGAACTTCAGGCGGTCGATCGCAAAGCGGTCCTGCATGGCCTGATCGAACACGGCGTCATCGGGGATGTTGTGCTCCTTGCGCCACGCCCTGAGCGTCGTCCTGGTGGCCTGGTACCTTCCGACCGCCGACGAGTTCAGCTTGTTGTTCGGGTTCCGCAACATCTTCGTCTGGAGGTCGTCAACCTGCTTCATGGTCATCTTGGTGAGGTCCACGGGGCCGCCCGTATAGGCTCCGTAGTTCAGCGTCTCATCGTAGCCGCGCCCACGATCGGTCGCCTCGGAGTGGCCCAGAAGGTTCAGGAACGAAGCGGCCTGCTTGTTGTCGGAGAGTGTCGTGCTCATGCCTTGGTTCTTCACTACGTTGTCGATCATGGTTCCGATCGCGTCAGACACCGACTGGGGCGGATGCGAGATCAGCTTGTTGAGGTCTTCCACGGTCGAGGGGATGATGGCGGTCTGGTGATCGGCCGTGTCTGCCTGAGGGTGATCCCCGAGGTAGAAGGCGTCCTGGGCCTGATGCAGCTTCTCAGCAAAGGCGTTGGCGTTCTCAGGCGTGTCGAACTTCCCGAGGAACTGGCCCGTCTTGTGGTACAGGTCGATCGCCTCCTGGTCGGTCAAGAGTTTGCCATCAGGGCTGACTGTCGGGACCAGAATTTCCTTGCCATCCTCCTCGAACGACATGGACCGCACGGTGGCGATGGAGCCGTCTTCGAGTTTGACTTGGGGCCGGTGCTTCAGGTCGATATTGCCTTGCTCCAGGAGCCCCGGCTGTTCGCCTGTGGGGCCTGCTGGCGTCTCGGCGCTATGGACCACCGTCTTGGCACGCTTCCAGATTTCCGCATTCAGCTCGTCTGGCGTCATCCCAAGCTTCTTGGCGGCGTCCTCGATATACTTCTGACTATCGTCTGGCAGCGTGTCGATCATCGGCGGGTTGTCGCTCTGGAAGAACTTCTCCACCTCGTTGTTTCCTTGGTGTGTCAGGTCCTCGGGGAGCGGAGTATTGGCCGTCTGCTCCCGGAACTTCTCCCTAGCGATATCCGCCTCGCCCTTGTACTTGTTGGCGTCCGTACTGGTGAGCTGCGGGTCGATCCTCTGAAGGATCATATTGCCCGTCTCGTTGATGAACTTCTCGCGATCGATGATCGAAGCGTCAGGGTTCTTGTCGTCCCATTCCATGAGGGCGGACTCAAAGTCCTGGATCGCCTGGAGAGACTCATCGTTCATCGCCACGTTGCCGAAGATGTCCGTAAATATCTTCTCTTCGGGGCCGTGCATCCGCTCGGCGATGGCCTTGGTGAAGCGCTTGGCGGTCTGAGACGTGAGGATGCCTGTACCCTCGCGGCGGGCCTTGTCGAACTTCTCCACTCGGTCGAGGAGGGAGGAGAGCGTATTCGGGTCCCTGATCTTGCCATCGGCGGCGAGCTTCAGGATGTCAGCACGGGTCATCGACCGCTCGGCGATATCACGCTGTATCTGCATGATCTCCTTGGGGTCTTCGAACTCGCGCTCATCAGCCAGGCTCTTCCTCATCTCGGCGATGTGCTGGCGGGCCTTGGGGTCGTACTTTTCGAGTTCCTGTAGGACGTCCTCAGGCACCTGCTGATTGGGGTCGGAGGCGATGAGGCGGGAGACGCCAGTCCAGATGACCTCCTCCTTGGCCTTGTCTTCCTTGGCCTGCTTCTTGTCGAGGTCGTTCTCTTGCTGCCGTGCGATCGTCTCCAGCTTGTCCATGGCGTCTTGCTTGGCGTCTCTGAACAGTGGGTAGTCCTTCAGCGAGACATCATCACCCTCGGCCTTCTTGTCCAGGAGGTCCAGGAGCTTGGGGTCACGCAGCTCGACGGCCTTGGCGGTGATCGCCGCGACCATCTGCTTGTCGTAGTCCTCCTTGCGCATACCACTGGCGAGCGCCTGCTTGCGCTGCTCCTGGATGTCCGTCCAGAGGGCCTCGTAGTTCGTGCCTTCCTTGGTGTCCAAGCCCTGCTGGTTGGCCGCGTCTACTGTCCGCCCGGCGATGGCCCCTGCGGTATCTACGGCCCCCTTGTAGACCGAATTGGCGCTGTCCTTACCGAAGACATCATGTCCGTCCTGCCAGAGCTGCCGGATGTGCGGATTGAGCCCACGGAGGACGTCTGGGTCCTGGGTGTCAACGTTGTTCTTGATGAAGTCGCCGAGGAAGGTGTTGAAGGCGTTCGGGTCGTTGGAGTTCTTCCCGTCCCACTTCATGTACTCCGCATTGAACTTCTCACGAAGCTGGATACCGGCGAGGTTGCCCTGGGCCGCCTTATAGCTCCGCATGAAGACAGGCGAGGCGTTGGCCGGAACCTTCCCCTGGCGGACTGCCTCAGCCCAACCAAGCGAGTTATTCTCGTTGAAGGCTGCCTCGGCCCTGATCTTGTCCGCCTCATCGAACTTGGCCTGCCGCTTCTCCATGAAGCTGGAGAGCCCCTCGTCAAACGCTGCGAGGCCCTGGGCGAGATCGTGGAGGGGGCTCGGTGCCGGCTCTGCGGGTCGGACATAGGTGTTGACGGGCTGGGCGATTGGCTGGATGGCGACTGGAGCGCTGATGCCCTGGAAGGGTGTCCTGGCCATGAGTTAGTCCTTTCTGCCGTTCCAAAGGCGCAAGAGGAGAACCACGAGGATCGACAACAAGACGAACTCTACGAACATCGCCACGCCCTTAGGTATCTGGACGTCACCATGAAGCTGGTGCTTATGGGTCGTAGGGGCTACAGCAACCATTATGCCGTCTGATCCTGTGGGATTTCTTTGAGCGCCCCACCGATGCCTTGCAGCACATACCCGAGCGGGTTGGGGGCCACCGGCCGTTGGACGGAGTTGATCTGGTTCTGGATGGTGGTCTCGGTGCCCTGGAGTTCGGCATTGAGCTGGAGCACGGTGTTCTTATAGTTCGTGTTCAGGGACTCTTGGTTCCGCAGCACATCCCGCTGGAGGCCGTTGATGATGTTGTCCACGGAGAGACCAGTGATGCCACCTTCAGCGGCAGACACCTCGGCCTTGGCTTTCGCCTCCGCACCCTCAACTTCCTGGAGGTGCTGCTTCTGGGCAAACGCATCGCCTTCCTGGGTGGCCCGCAGTTGGAGCTTCTTCTGGTCCTCGACGCCGGCCGCCATGGCATTCGTGAAGTTCTGCTTCCACTGCTGGGCCCTGTCGTTGTAGTCCGCCTGGGCCGCCGCGAAGGAGACCGCCGACTGGGCGAGACCGACGATGGCCCCGAGTGCTGCTACGCACATAGGCTAGGTCCTTTTGATGAAATGCTTGAAGGGGAGCCCGAGGACTCCATAGAACTCCTCGGTGACATACTCGAAGCCGAGCCAATGGAGCCACTCGTGGTGTTTGACGTTGCGGCTGTCCGCCCAGCATTCGATCGTCGGGTGGCGCTCCAGAATGACGGAGAGTTCGGACTTCAGGTGCCTGTGGATGGCCCTGGCGCGGGGAACGGCAGAGTCGGTGGCAACCAGCCACACATGGGCAGGATCACCACGGGAGCCCCAGAGGCACATGACGTTGCCGCCTTCGTCCAGGGCCACGCGGTCGCCAGCCTGCGGAGGGTGGACCTCGAAGTGCTCGATGACATCCACGCCGCCCGCTGCAAGCCATTCCATACGGTCTTCCATGCGGATATCTTCATGGGCTGACTTTACGTGCTGGAGGGTGAGGTCTTCTACTCGGATCATGGATCACCTCTGTGTTGCTGCGTACTCGAAAGCCGCCTGGACCCACCGCGATGGGTACACTGTGTCGTTGATTAGAGTGATATCCACTTCGTCGGCTCTGCGGTCGATCTCGAAGCCGAACTGGCCGTGCGCCTTGGGCAGCCTCTTGTTAAGGTCAGGGCCAAGTGCCCGCCTGCCGTAGAACGTGTGGTTATAGACCACCTGGCCGAACTTGTCGGTGACCAGGCAGCGGTACTCCGAGGTTTCCGAGTGGCTGACTATCAGTCGGTGCAGGAGGGTCTTCATGGGCAGGAGCGTACCTGTCCGTGTCGGGATGTAGACCTCATTGAACTTCCGCTTGGCTACGGCCTTGGACCCGAAGAAGAACTTGTGGTGGTTTCCGGTGCAGTGGACCTTGATGGTGTTTCCATCCACCCACTCGACAACTAGAGGTCTCCCACGGTACTGGCTGCTGATATCCTCTTCGTTCTCCACGGCCACGTAGTCCCCGCGTAGGTCGGCGGGCACGGTGTAGGGTAGGTCCAGGGTAGCTACATCGTTGGCATTGTAAGTAGCTCCCGTCTGGTCAACTCGGTGATCTAGCCGGATGTCCCGCAGCTCCTTGCTGACGGGGTTCATTAAGAACTTCTCCAGGACCAGCTTGGAGCCGATCTGGAAGGTGAGGAAGATTTCCCCTCCCCTAACCGCTGCGGAGACCACTCGGTCTGCACCGTCGAACGTCCAGGTGTTCCATGCGGTCTGCACTCGGTTTTCCGCTTGGTTGAGCCACTGGTAGATATACGCGGAAGTCGCCTTGGAGGTCAGAGCCACCATGACACCGGCCACGCTGCCCACGGCGATTTGCCGCAAGTCTCCCCCAATGAAGGTCGGGCAATGATCATTGAGGGGCACTTCACCCACCGCAGCTCCCGCCCGGTAGAGGACCTCCTTGAACTTGATCCCTTCTCCGCACTCCACGCCGAACATCACGGAGCCGGCTCCAAGGGCAACCGGGCGATATCTGCCGTCGTACTCGTAGTTCGTGCTCGGCAACACGTCGGCTGACTCCTCAGTCAACGCTGAGTCTCCGCTATCGAGGACGAGCTGATTGCCGTCTCCCCAGAAGAGCAGCTTACGGCTGGTGGCCACCGTGTTCTTGATGACCGTGACCGTGCCCGACTGTATCTCAAAGCTGATGGGGTCGGTGTCTAGCCGGGCTTGGGCTGTGTCGGGGAAGAATGTGTAGGCGTTCCTGGAGCGTGACAGCGTGACCGTGCCTTCAGTGGTGAGCACCATGCGGCCCGAGATGAAGTTCACGGAGCGGATGCGCCTGTTGACGAACATAGGTGTCTTGGAGGTCTTCACCCCGTCGCCGCTCAGCCTCTTGCCCCACTTGGGCTGGACCACCGAGAAGGCGTTCTTGGCGATGTTCTTGAGGGTGAGCGGCATGGTGCTAGCGTCAAGGCTTATCTTAACCTCTGGCTTGACCACCTCTTCCCAGCCACTCGTCGTGCCCTTACCGTCGAACTTTAGCCAGTAGTCGTCCGTCCGGTCTGACTGGGAGCCCTGTATCCTGACGATGTAGCCGTTGGGTGCGCGGACTGGGAGGTCGGCGAACTTCTTGATCGTATCCGTGAAGGCGATGAGCTGGGTGTCTCCTTGACCGTCAGAGGAGTCCAGGTCGAAGACCGTGCCGGCCGGCCCCGTGATCACAATCGAGGAGCCCTGCCTGGACACCTGATATTCGTCGCCGTTGGACGGGGTGCCATCTGGATTGATCGTTGTGCTGCCTCCGATCGTATTCGCAGTGAAGCCGCTCAAGGCCGGCTCGGTAGCAAATAGGGCGGCAAGTTTATCTCTGAACGCCTTCGCCAGGACGTTCGTCTGGATGTAAGGCGTATTGTCCGCAGACGTATTGTCAGGCGTGGTGTAGGTCGCGGAGTAGGTCACGCCGCCCTTAATGATGCTGGCAATGTAGGTCGTGCTGTAGGAGGCGGACCTGAAGTAGAAGATGCCCTTGTTCGGCCGCGCTGGGCTCTTATCATCCGTCATCTTCGCCGTTCGCTGGCGGTTCACAATGAAGGTGGTGTCATCAACAGTGACCGCATCGAAGGCCGTGCGGGCTGGCCCTGTGTGCTTGAAGTACTTCTTGAAGTCATCGAACTTGCGCTTGGAGCACGAACTCCCATCAATCAGGTTGATGATCAGCATGTCCCCATTCTCGATGAGGATTTGGTAGTGCTCGGTCGAGGAGCGGCGTATCTCGTGGATGAACGGGTCGGTGAAGGACTTGGCGTAGGTCCCAACGACTATTCCTCCCGGCCGCGCTATGCAGCCATTGAGGGGGTCATTGAGACAGTTCTCCTGATCGTCTGCGGTGGACGATGGGCGATCCTGAGGGGACTGTTCCGAAATGCCCCCGATGAGCGAGGGGATGGCGAGGATGTCCGTTGCGGCCATGTGCTAAACACTCCGTCTGCGGCGCGATCTCATGCGGTTAAAGTGCGGGCTCTTGTCCACAAGGGTCCCAGGGCGTTGCCTGTAGTCGGCCTGCTCCAGGGAGATGAGGGCGTTCTGTGTGGCCCGCTCGACATTGCGAATGGACGGGTCATCGGGTTTCTCAGCGTTAAGGAACGCGAGTGCGGCTCGATGTGCCACGTAGTAGGCGGCCTGTTGAGTAAGGTCTTCGAAACCAAGCAAGCGTGTGACGTCGGCTTGGACGCTGTGATCCCATAGGAACGTCTGATCATCCCGGTTAAACAGAAGGCCGTTCTTTATCGCGACTCTGACATTGCGGTCCTGACCAAGCGGAATGATCTCAATGATGTCATCAGAGATGACGATCTTATTGTTCGTACCCTTGGTGAGCGTCACCATCTTTGTCAGGTGGGAGTCCCAGTCCCGCTCAGCGGCCACCTGGGTCAACGTGCGCTCCAGATGGTTGGTCGCCTTGATGGCGTTCGCCGTCTGGTCGGTTCGCGTTACGTTCGCCTCTCCGTACGCGTTGAGGATGATATTGACGGCACCCAGGCCGGTCAGTCGTGAAGCGTTTACTGGGTCAACCATTGGGTCCTCAAGGAATGAAAAGAGAGGGGATCGCGAGGACCCCCTCCAAGTTGCTGCTGGAGGCAGTCAGGGATTACGGACGGACATCCGAACGGACCTCGAAGGCGCACTCGGGACGGAGCTTGCCGTAGCCTTCGAGCTGCGAGGCGATGATGATGGTGCCGAGGCGATCATCCTGCTCCTTGATCACCACCTTCTTGGCGCGGCGCTGGAGCTTGCCAACGGCCATGGGGTTCGCGATCATACCGTAGGTCGTGGAGAAGTCGCCCTGGTACTTCGTCGGGCCGGTCGTGACGTTGGTGGTCGGGACCGAGTTGGTGCCCTCAACGCTCATGCCGGCGACCGGACCCACGGTAGCGTTCGCACGGTTGCCCGAGCCGGTGGTGACCTCGGCGTCGATGCCCGTGTAGCGGACCAGAAGCAGGTGCTGCGGGTGGCGGAGCCAGTACTTCGGCTTGCCGCCGCCGATGTCGTAGGTCCTGATCCACTCGACTGCTTTGTAGGCGGCCTCTTCGAGCTTGGCGGCATTGTTGGCGATGGCGGCGTCATAGTAGTAGCTCGGCAGCGGGCCGCCGACATACGGCGCATTCGTTTCGCGGGACGCCAGGACCATCATCTGGCCGATGCGGGCGTTGGAGACACCGGCAAGGCTTTCGCCCAACTGGCGGGAGTATGGTGCGGACAGCTCGTAGTGGGCCATCAGCTCATCGATTTCGGGGATGAACACCGAGTCCACCGTCATCTTGTCGAGGGTGATCTCGATTTCATTGTGCTCGACGGTGCCGCCGAGGATCAGTTCGCCGGGATTGTGGTCCTGGGCGTCACGCTTGCGGCCGATGATCGGGAAGACGTCGGACTTGCCCGAGGCGATGTTACGGACGGTCACCATGCCTTCGAAGTCATAGGTCTGTTCCCAGGCTTCGAGGACGTCATCGGAGAAGTTGCGGGCGAAGAGTTCGCGGTCGTCACTGCCGGCGATCTTCTTACCGGCGCGGCTTGCTGCATCAGTATATGCGGACATCTATGTTCCTTGTCCTTTAGTGTGGGAGGTTAGAGGGTCAGGACGGAGTCCGCCCCTTGAGTTCGATCTTCAGGCGGCCGGGGAGCCGTTCTCGGGGAAGATCACATGGATGAGACCGGCAGCGGCAACACCGGCCGCCATGATGGCCTCGGCGAGCTGCGGGGAGAGGGAGATGCCGACGCCGGTAGCCAGAGCAACGATGCCCTGCCAGGTGGAGCGCTCGGTGAGACGGTTCAGGATGTAGTCCATTCAGGTTGGTCCTTTGTGCTGTGAGGAAGATCGATGGGGTTAGAAGTTACTGACCTTGCGCCGCGCATCGATCTCACGGAGCTTGGTGATGTCGCCCTTGGCCTCCTTGCGGGCCTGTCTCCACTCGGCGACGTTGGCGTAGGGCTTGAGGGTCGGATTGGGCCGGCCCTGGGACTTGGTGGCGTCCCGCTGAGGCTGCTTCGGCTTGGCATTCTGGTGGCGCTTCGCCTCGGCGGCCTTGAAGGCGTCGGTCTTCTGATAGCGAACCATGAGCAACTCGACGGCTTCCTTCTTGGCGTCCAGGTCCGTGGAGGTCATGGTCTTGTTGAAGGCTGCCTGGCGCTGCTCGTTGTAAGCACCGCTCTCCTTGGCCCACATGAGGGCCTCGTTGAGGAGGTCCTGACTGCCGGCCAGGTCGAACAGCTCGTCGTCGTGCTTCGCCATCGAGTCCTTTTGGAAAGCGGCGTCGTTGAGGCCCATGGCTTCGAAGCGCTTGACGTCGGCCTTCGAGATGCCTTTGGACTTCAGGAACTCGTAGGTCGCGTCATTGAACCCCGGCTTTCCATCGTCCACGCTCTTCCAGAATACCTTCGAGAGCTGCTCCAGGTTCAGCGAGCCGTCTTTGACGTATTCCTTTTCCCAGGCGGCTACGTTCTCGGCGTCGGCGGGGTCGAACTTCTCGATGACGTTAGGCTCGGCGGACTCATCAGTACTTTCGCCCCCATCATCAGAAGTCTCCTCCTGGTGATCCTCGCCCGTATCCTCGCTGCCGCCGTCTCCAGCTTCGTGGTCGGCAGCTTCAAGGTCGTCGTTGGTGTCTTCGGCTTCCTGCGCATCCTTCGGCCTCCGCTCCACATCCATGGTGTAGCCCTTGGTGGTGCCTGTGGAGACGCCCACACCATCCGAGGACATGCTGGCTTCCGTGCGTTCGTCGCCGCCGAAGCTGAACTCAATTGCGCCCATTAGGCTGCTCTCCTTGCTGTTGTCTTTGCGCCATCATCTGGCTGAGTGCGTCGGCTCCCGCCTGTACGGCCGGCCCGGTGCCCTTCTCCAGAAGCATTTGCTGTTGTTGCTGCTGGGCGGCGGCTTGCTGTTCCGCCTGGGTCTGCTCGGGGGTCTTCACGAGGCCCTCCGCCTTGATGGCTCTTCCTGCCGCCAGACGTCTGAGGAAGTCGTCGGCGTTGACCTTGGCCCCGAACACTTGGGGCGTCAGTACATTCGATGCGTCCGTGGCCCAGCCCATGAGGTTCTCGTATTCGGACGACCTTCCGATGCCGTCGAGCCCGGTCACCACGGAGATGGAGATGAGGCCCTCAGGCAGGGGCTTGACGGTCTTGTCTTCCTGCTCGTGAAGGTGGATGAAGCGGAGGACGAACCAGCGCTGAGGCCCTGTGGCAATCACCGAGTACAGACCGCCCATGGCCTTCTCCAGGGCCATAGACATCCGCACCCACTCCTCCTTGGTCACCCGCTCGCCCGACCTCTGGATGGAAGCCTCGGAGGCGAACGCGATGCCCAGCCGGCGTGCCACTTTCTCGGCCTCGTTGGAGACTACGGAAAGGTCCGCCGCACGGGCCGGCTGGTAGGAGGTGACGTCAGCGGCATCGCCGGGGAGGACGTCCAGATTGTCCGCCTTCTCGACATCCCGGATGTTCGTGCTGCCGGTGGGCTTCACGAAGGTCAAGAACCACGAGAGCAGCGCCGCGCCGTCCTGGATGGACGACTGAAGCTCCTCCATGGTCTTGAGGTCGCCCTCGTAGTCGGAGCAGTAGCCCAACGCCCAGTCGCTTCCTGCTTCCATAATGAGGCCGGCCGGATACATTGGCGGGACGTCGAACGGGGAGTAGAACTCGGTGCCGGGGATGACGTAGCCGCCCTCGGTTTCCTGCCAGTACAGCCACTCGCCCTTCTCGCCTTCTTCCTTGCAGAAGCGCTGGACGTGGTAGATGTCGGCCGTGTCCTGCCATTTTGGCTTGTTGGCTGACATATTGTTGGACGCCCGGTGGTTCTTGACGGCCTCCACCACATCATCGTCGGCCACTGCGAGAGACACACAGTCCTTCAGCACGGTGACGATCGGGAAACCCTTGGCGTCCCGCTTCACCACGTAGCTGTGCATGTTGTAGACGATGGGGTGGTTGATGTCGGTCCAGAGCACGAGGCAGTTACCGGGGACCTGAAGTTGCTTCATGGTCATCTGATAGGCGACACGCGCCGTCGTGGCTTCGAGTCTCTCCCTGTGGATTTCCTCGCGTCGGGACAGAGCGTATTGCGTCTGGGACCACAGCTCCGGGTCCTGCCTGATGCTTTCCTGAAGTTTGCTCTCGACGGGCGTGAACTTGCACATCGGCAGGGAGGGGGGGAAGGCTGACAGGGTCAGGCCGTTGGACAGGGAGTTCACCAGGAAGGCGTTGACCGACTGGTTGGTGATCGCGAGGCTGTCGAACGAGTTGTCGTAGTTCTCGGGAGGGAACACCGAGGGTATCGTGAGGTCGGCAAGACGCCGGCCTATCTGCTCTACCCCCGTGCGGCCCCTGATCTGCTCGGTGTAGAAGTCCTCAGCGGTCATGCCGAGGTCCGTCTCCGAGGGTTCAATGGCCTCGCTCATCCTACATCCTCACGCCGCCACGGTCCCGCACGCCGAGCGACGGGGTATCCTGGCCGTAGTTCTTCTGGTTCTCCTGGATGCGGCTCTCGCCGATCTTGGGCTCATCTGCGGGAGGGAGGGGGGGAGGTGGAGCGTCCGCAGGCTTGTAGGTCTTCTGGCTTCCGCCGCCGAAACACATGGGCTGGTCTCCTTATCGCATCCGAATGCCGCCCGTCTGGGCTAGCACCGGGCCTTCCTTGGCCGCCTGTCCGCCAGTCTTGGGGTCGGGCTGGTTGATGTCGGTGGTCTTGCCGTTCTTGTCGGTCTCGGTGAGCTTGATGTTCTTGTCGATATCGTCCACCGGATAGGCGGGCTTGTTGATGTCTGGCTCGGGCTGCTTGGCGAAGCACATCAGATGTCGTCCTCTTCGTCTCCGAACTCGCGGCGTATCTTCTCGGCGAGAGCCTGTTGCCCCGCGTAGAACATCGCCTTGTCTCGGTCCTCACCGGGCTGGATGCAGCGCGGCGGGAAGTGTTTCTTCAGGTAGTCAAGGAGCTTGGCCATCTGGTTCATTTGCTCCACCCCTCATCCCCGTGTATCCACCCCAAGTACATCACCAAGTTCCTCCGTGCCTTCTGGAGGTCCTCGATGCCGTTCTTGAAGGGATACCGGCAGATGTACTTGTTGGCGTTCCCACGCAGCCAATCGATACCGTTCTCCTGGTTGAAGAAGGTTGGCTCGATGGGGAAGCGCTTGTAGTGGTCTGGCTGGTTGACCATATCGCCGTCTGCACGTTTTGGCTTGAAGCCTGCCAATGTCAGAGCGTGTACATGGGCGTTCAGAGCTGCTATGGCCCGCTGGATGTCGGCGTCGTCATGGTCAGGCTTGAGGAAGACCGGCAGGACCTTGCGCTGGAAATCCGTGAAGTCGTTGACGTGGAGGTAGAGCGCCAGGGGGATTTTCTGGCCGTCAGACTTGAAGCCTGGCACGGGGATTGGGCGTTTGGGAGGGTCGCGGAAGTCCGAGAGGGGCTCCATGTCGCTACTCCTTGTTTGTCGGGATGAGGCCAGTGGAGAGGAGGCCGTATGCCTCGGTGAGCTTCTTGATGGCCGCCGAGACCTGCTTCTGGTGTGCGTCGAGGAACTTGGTGTCACCCTTGAGGCACTTCATGATGCGAGCTTGGAGGGTGTCCAGGTCGGCGAGGATGGAGAGCTTCTGGGTGGTCGCGACGTGGTGGTGGGGATTGACGATGACGAGTGTCACGAGAAGAACCACCTTCTGATGAGGTAAGCGATCCCACACAGGGCCATGAGGCCGAGCAAGATGCATCCCATGATGACCTTGACGGCGAAGTAGAGGGTGACGAAGAACATCAGAAGCGGTCCTCCTTCACCCAGCCCTTGTCGTAGCCCTTCCAGGAGTATCCCCGGAGGAGCGGCCTAATCTCCGTCTTAAAGAAGAAATAGGCCAGCATGGTAAGCATGGAGCCCGCGAACAGGAGGAAAATCACTCCCAACACAGCAAAGAAGAACTCGGCGGTCATATTATTCCCTTCCTGGGACCCAGAGTGTGATCTCCTTGGTCTCCATGTTGTAATCTTGATGGTGAAGTATTTTTGCGAGGCGGCCGGTCCTTAGGGCGTCCTTCTCGGATAGGCCTTCCTTCTCGTAGCGGCAGACGATCGCCTCCCAGATCGAACAGGGGCCTTCGGAGTGCCACTTGACGACCTTCTCCCCTTTGTTCTTGCCTCGGGTGACGACACCCTCTCTGGGCACCAGGCGGTCAGGGGCCTCAACAATCTCGCGGGCGCGCTTCATGCCGATCCCTGGGCAGCCTGCATAGCCATCAACCGCGTCCCCAGCTAGGGTCTGGATATAGTGGGACTTGACGGCCTCCAGCGGAGTTACCTCCCTGACAATCGGAGCGCCCTTCGCATCATCATCGGTGAGCTGGTAGTGCCACCCTGGGATGGTCGCAAAGTCCTTGTCGCGGCCGACGATGATCTTCTCGCCAGGGATTAGGTCTGGGGAAGTCGCGAAGATGCCGATCGCGTCGTCCGCTTCGAGATACGCGAGGTGCTGTGCGGCCCACTTCAAGCGGAGATACCCTTTGAGGTGGCCGAGGAGGAGCGGACGGACGGAGTTCTTGCGGTTGGACTTGTAGGTGGGGTCCACCTGGAGTCGCCAGTTGTCGTCAGCGGGGCACGAGAGGAAGAGCTTCTGGTCGGTGAACTGGAGGCGTTCCTTGAGCCTGAACAGCATGTTGTCCACACAGGCCTCGCCTTCGGCCTTCCTCGCGAACGGCTCGACGTATCCCGTAGGCCACTCGATCTGGTGCTGGCAGGCGGAGGCCGCGCGGAATGCCAAGGTGTCTCCGTCGATGAGGGCGGTGAGTTGCTCACTCATAGTCAGCCTTCCAAGTCTCGTGCATCAGGTCGGCGATGATGGACAGCAGGCCCTTCACCTCCCACCAGAGGCGGCTCCAGGTGTCGTCCCCCATCAGCACAAGGAGGAGGCCGATGAGTAGGAGGGGTGGAGCGGCGAGGAGGAGGATCACGAGGGCCAGGGCCGGATGGTTGGGCCGGCGATCGGCCAGCATGACGTGTCCGAACGCCATGACCGAGAGGACCGCCAGGAGTAGAATGGTGATCATTTGGATAGCTTCTCCTTGGACTGGAGCACGGCGGCCCCTGCGAGGGTGAGGTGGTACTTGCGGGACAGCTCCAGGCCGTCTGGCCGGATGTTGCTGATCCAGCCGAGGCTCGCTGCGGTGGCGACCGCGAGGGCGTTCTCTCGGGCGAAGTTGGAGGAGACGCTGAAGGGGTGCTCCCAGGCGCGGAAGAGGACAGGCCAAATGGTGTCTGGGGGGTTGCCCTTGATGCCGCTGCCAGCGATGGGGCGGTTAGTGGCAAGAGTACCAGTTGGTCCCATGCTTGGCCTCCGCTCCTAGAGGGCACTTGAAGTCCAACATCTCGGCTACGTTCTCCATGGCCTGCTGAGCGACCTCAGCGATGACGGGTTGCAGACCGTCCCCATGCTCGTATTGGTACTCATCGTGAATCCACCCCAGGACGCCATAGTCGCGGTCCCGATGGAGGCCATGAACCTCACGGAGGAGGCGGTCTGTCTCCAGGCCCCATTCCTTGCAAATGATAGCCTCGGCCCCTTGAAGCGCCTGATTGAGGGCGGCGTGGGGTTTTCTGATGTGGAGCTTCCGGCCGTCCAAACCGAGGATGAAGCCGTACTGCTCCGCCTCCTTCTTGATGTCGTCCTTCAAGTCCTTGAGGCCGACGATCGCGTCCACGAACTTCTTGGCAACCTCTGAGCCTCGCCCCACGTAAGCGAGGGAGAGCTGGTCCAGGGGGGTATAGTTCGCACCTTGAACCTTGCGGAGGAACCTGTCGTAGGACTTGGCGGACGAACTGTTGGCATATAACTCCACGAGTTCCGGAGCCACACCGAGCGCAATCCCGAGCTTCAATGCCCCCGCGCCAAACAGCCAGGCATAAATCCAGGTCTTGGCTTCATCACGGGACAGGTCGGCGATCTTGGCGTTTTCACGATGCACATCAACGCCGGGGGTAGACACCCGCTTGGCGAACTCACCGTTGTCGTACTTGAAGAGGTAGTGCGCCAGACAGCGGAGCTGGAGACCTGAGGCGTCCACCCCAGTCTGACACTTGAAGCCCGGTTTGCCGAGGGCTGTACGGATGCCGGGCATGAAAAGGGAGCGACACTCGACGCCGAATCCCCCACGCCAGCCCAGGATGGGTGTCTTGGTGACGACCTCGCCGGCTTCGTTCTTGACCTCATCCACCTCCACCGCCGTGACGTTCCCGAGGTTGGGGTCACTGTGGGCTCCGCGATTGGAGACCGTCCCGAGAGGATCAATACGGCCATGGAGGCGCTGGTCCTGAGCTACCAGATGGTTCCACGCCTTCTTACCGTCCGCCAGAGCCCCGAGGGTCTTCTTGACGACCATGAACTCCAGGAGCTGCTCCTTGAGGGCGGTGGGGAGGATGGAGTCTTGCAACTCCTTCAGCACGGTTTCGTCAAGCTTCGCCTGCGTACCCTTCCCGTTCTCATCCTTCAGGCCGCACCAGTCGGTAGGTTGCCACCCGAAGACGGCCATGAGCCTGTCCCCAAGCTGCTTTGGTGAGCCGGGGTTGAGCTGGAGGCGTTCGATCTTCACGAACGGGGCGTCCACAGAGTAGTGGGCTTTTGGTGGACCCACATATGGGGCCAGCTCCTTGCCGTTCTTACCGTAACGCGGAATGGTGACATCAGGCAGAGGCTCGCCGTCAACTAGGTGGACCACGGAGCGGTTTACACCGGGGAGTTCCCCAGTCTCGGCATCGCTCAACGGCTGCCACCAGGAGCCGAAGCCTCCCCTGATGTCCCGCTCAAGTTCCGTCTTCCGGTCCTTGAGCTTGGCTGCTAACTTGACGCCACCCTTCAGGTCGTAGCCGAAGCCACGCGCCTTGATGTCGTCACAGAACTCCCACATGCGGTGCTCTAGGTAGACGCTGCGAGGCGTCCACGCTACACCCTGGGAGGGTTTGGAGGTACCCGTGAGGTGACCTTCCAGAAGGCGGAAGAACTCCACGGTCACGCGGACGTCTTGGGAGCAATAGTCCAACATTGGCTGGTTTAGGGACAGCCACGGGTCTAGCTTGTTGTCATCGGTGCGGAGGCAATGAAAGTCTCGTGGAACCTCCGCCACGGTTATTTCCCCTGAGGAGAGGCGCTTGCTCCAACCCTTCACCGTATCAGAGTAGTCCCCCTTCATCTGCCCGAGGCGCATTCCCCAGGCTTCCAGCTTATGAGCGCCAATGAGATTGCCCGGCAGCACTCCCTTACGCCATCTCGGGTAGTCCAACTCCTTCAGTTTGTCGGTCGGAAAGACCATTTTGGAGAGGACCAGGGTATCTCTAATGACGGCTGCCGTATCCCACCCCGGTATTAAATGTTTGAGGACGGGATAGTCGTAAGAAAGACCGTTATGCGCCACCAACATGGACGCCTCGGAGAGAAGCTTGAGGCCATCTGCTATAGATGTGTCCGCATAGGGGGCGTCAGCGCAAGCCCAGTTCTCCTGCGTATCGAGGTCGTGGATGCAGATGCAATGGAGCTTGTTAACGTCTGGGAGAAGCCCGTTGGTCTCCAAATCATACACCAGACGGCGACCCGACTTTGGGGCGTGCGGAAATGTCCAATCGAAACCGTCAAGCGGCTGGACTGTAATCGTCACCGTAAATCTCCTGGAGTTTCGCCTCGAAGCTCAAAAGTGGACTGGATTAGTTCCACCTGTTCTTCGTTTGTCACTGAGTTCAGCCTTTCCAGAGCTTCATGAGTCGCTTCCACGCACCGATCTCCGCGTTCTCCCGGCTGCGGTCGCCAAGAGTCGGCTCCAGGCTCTCGTCCTTGAGGTACGGCCGGTGGATGATGGGGAGCGCGGGGATGTCGCGGCGGGACAGTAGCGTCCCTTGGAGGTGCAGCGGCTCGGACAGGTCGTAGTCCTCAGGTAGTTGCCACAGCTCCTTGACCAGGAGTGTCTTCTCCACGATGAGGCGGATCATACTCACCACCAATCGAAGGCATCGTCAGGGAGCGGCTGTGGTGCGGCCTTAGGTCTCGTCGGGATTCTCAAAGTCGAGACCTCCCCGATGCACCTTGAGCTGCTTCCTGCGGACTGCCGCCTCGATCCCGCCCTCCATCCTCTGCATCCACGCGATGATCACGTTACGGGCCTGGGAGATCGGGAGCTTGTGGGCCTCATGCGGGAAGTTCTTGGTGTATTCCTTCAGGCCCTTGAAGTTCACCCCGAAGTGCAGGAGCGCGTCGTAGGCCTTCTGGTAGAGCCGCACCCAGGCCTCGGCGAGGACCAGCCGGATGCCTTGCTGGTGGACCTCTTCTCGGAGCGACTTCAGCTCCTTCTGTAGGTATTCGTGCCGGTCTTCCATTCACGTATCCTAATACTCAGTGTCTACGGGGCCGAACCCGCTGCTCGCCTTGCCTCCTCCGTCATCGGGGTAGGCCTCGTTGGTCACGACCTGGCGTCCGGCCACATCGTCCCACTTCAAGATATCCGCCACGCCCGTCCATCCGGTCCATCGGTTCTTGAGGATGCGGATGCGGGTCAGGTCTGGGCGCTCGCCTTGCTGGTTGCGCTCGTAGCCGAAGATGGACATGGAGAAGTTTGCGATGCCGCCAGAGCCGCGTATCTCGTTGATGGAGACCTCGCCGCCTTCCTCATGGGCCTTCCCTTCGGAGCGCCGCAGATGGTGGGCGATCTGGAGGTTCGCGCCGTAGTGCTTGACGAACTGGGCGAACTCGTAGCTTACCCTATCGAGGGCTTTGCGTTCGTCCCTTTCGGTGTGGCCTGCCACGATGAAGGAGAGCGGGTCTATGAAGACGACCTTGCACCCCAGAGCCATGACCATATAGCGGAGATAACCGAGGATGGACTCGAAGTCCCACTGGGCTTTCTCGGGGTCAAAGAGTTCAACGAGTCCTCCACCGAACACCCCAGCATGAAGGGACACCATTTCTTCCCGTGACAGGGGTTCCAAATGCAGCCGTCTACCCGCACGAATGGACATAAGGTCAAGCTGGGCTTTGCGTCTGGTGTCTTCAAACCGCATGACTCCGAACTTGATGCCGGCATTGAGCAGCTCTTGTTGTATCTCCACCAGTTGGGACGTCTTGCCTATGCCCGTACCAGCAACATGGTAGCAGACCTCTCCCTCTCGGATACCAAGAGTTCGAGCTTGTACGATCGGCCAGGGATATGCGCAGATAGTCGCGCCTTCAGGTTCCGCCATGTCATCAGCGCAGAGGGCAGCGTTAATGATACCTTCTGATGTGTAGGCCTGAGCTGACCATGGGGCTGCGTAGACGTCGCCTGCCCGGTCAGCCTGAAGAAGTTCGGAAGCGTCCTTTACGCCCTCAATCTTGATGGTCTTGGCCTTGGCGGGGAACATCTGGCACAGCTCGGGGACGACCCTCTGCCCAGGCTCATCGTTGTCCATCCAGAAGATGACTTCCTCGAAGCGGTCGAGCCAGCGGTAGTTCGCCTTGACGGACTGAATGGCTGACCCGACGCCTGCGGGGATAGACACCACGGCCATCTTGAAGTTCGTGGCCTGGGCGACCGACATGGCGTCGATCTCGCCTTCCGTCACGATGACCTTCTTGTCGAACTTGTCGCCCCAGACTTGCTGGCCGAAGAGCTGAATGTCCTTGGTCTTGGGGGCCGACTCCACGACTGGCGTGAAGTAGAACTTCTTGTCTGGCGTGCGATACTTCTGGTAGGCGAGCTGGCCGTCCTGACCGTAGTACGGGGCGATGTGGAGGGACCTGCCGCCGTCCTTGTGGACAAAGTACCCGAAGCGCTGTAGGGTCTCCAACTCGATGCGGCGGACCTTTAGACCTTCCTTCATGAACTGCGTGGTGAAGGCCACCTGGTCGCCTTTAGGCTTGGGTGCGGGGGAGTGATCCTCCATCCCTGCTCCTCTCTCCTTCAGGCCGCAGCCTGGGGTGTAGCAAAACGAATGACCATCGCGGTAGGTCACGAGGTTGTCCTTCGAGCCACAGTCCTGACAGGGGCCACGGCTAAGGATGTCTCCAGCGGCGGAGGACATAGGGCTCAGGCTCCGAGCTGCTCCTCAGGATGCTGGATGTTCGGCAGGACGATCGCGCAGAACTCTTCAGGCCTCGCGGTCTGGCCTCGCTTTCTGCTTCCCTCCGCCTTGGTGGCGGTGACAAGGCAATATGTGTGTGGCTCCAGGACTTGCTTCCGGGCGTTGTTCTTGACGGTATCAACCACCTTGATGTTCGTCACGAAGCCATGGCCGAGGCCGTGTCCCATCTGCCACACCACATGGTCACCCACGGCCAACTCGCGGCCGAGTAGATCGAGGGGCTTGTCCATCATGCCACTGTCTCCTTCTTGACATCCACAAGTCCGTACTTCCTGTACCGCTTGTTGAGGTGATCTTCGGACCATACCGCGCTGATCTCCTTGCCCTGGGCCTGGAGCCATTCCTTGACGCCATCGTTGCGTCTGATCTCGGATATGCGGGTGGTGACGGATGAGACTCCGTAGGCGTTGAAGGCGACCATGGGGGTCAGCTCCTTGCCAGAGCGGAGGTAGTCCCAGATGAACTGGGCCTGGGGTGAGAGAGGTCGTGACATCAGCCCACCTCCACCGCTGTGAAGGCCTTGCCTGAAGACGTGCAGATAATCGAGATGGCCCGGTTCGTGCGGACCTCATAGAAGCTACCTGCGGCGACCTTGAAGCTCCCGGCCGTGGATGCCGTTGCGGTGCCTGTCTCACTCAGCCATATGTCGGTGTCGGAGATATTCTGGAAGAGGAGCGCCGAGCGGGCGGAGTTCTGAGCTGCGAGGGTCTGGGCCGCCCCTGCCGAAGCGATAGTACCAGACTTGTCCACGCCGCCTGGAAGCAGGGCGAGAGGTGATCTCATAGTTCAATTCCTTGTTCATAGAGCACGAGGTCTTCCCGCAGCAGAGCCATGTCCAACTGAGGGCACGGCGGGAGGGAGGCATCGCGGTACTTCTGGATTTCCGAGTGGCCGATGATCCTGAGTGGCTTCCCATAGTCCGCCCTCAGGTTATTCAGCAGCCGCAGGAGGGACTTGTACTGCTTGGGTGTGATGTTCTCTTCAGGTCCGCCCTCATGATCCCGGCCGCCGACCCAGCAGATGCCGATGGAGTCCATATTGAAACCGGGCGTATGACTGCCTATCTTCTCTCGATGTCGGCCGCAGACGATCTTGCCGTCCCGCTCGATGATGTAGTGGTAGCCGATGGAGAGGAGGCCCATGTAGACCGCATTGTCCGCAGCTTCGAGTGCCCACGAGGAGACCTCATGCGCCTGGCCGACTTCGGGTGGCGTGTGGCTGTCGTGGATGATGATGCGGTTTGTCTCGGTGCGGCTCTTGTAGCGGAGCATCGGGTTGCTATGGCCGATGATGTCTTGGAGTTCGTCACTTGGCTGAAGCATCTGCGGCCTCCATATAGCTCGTCGGCTCGACGCCGCCTTCGGAGTTGAACTTGAAGCCCTTCACCAGGGCCCCGTTGGGCTTGATTGCCGGACCCTCTTCCCGCACCCAAGCTTCAGGTATCAGCCGCGTGGCCCACTTGAAGCCGTTCTTCTCACACCACTTGGCGTAGGTCGTCGGGCTGCCCTTGTTGATGCGATCGTGGGGGCGCTGGAAGACGAAGCGGATGTCCAGGTCGGGGTTCTGGTGCTTGACGAAGAGGTGCTTGGCGCGGTCCTTCGGCTCCAGCTTGCCCTTCAACTCTACAAGGATACCGTTGGGAAGGGTAAAATCAGGAGTGTAGGTGTGTTTGGTCTCAGGTACGAGGTACTTGACCTTGGTTACCTCAAAGTTTACTTCGACGCCCATTGCTTGAAGGTGCTTGGCGTTAATTTCTTCGAGCCCTGACCGGAAGCCGTGCTTGAGGCCGATCTCTAGGTTCAGCTTGCTGCGATCAGGGAAGGTACGGCTTCGGGGCGTCCCCCGACCGTTGTTGCGGGAGACACCCATCGGTCAGGTCCTTCTCAGTAGTCGCCGCCGTTGTCGTCCTCAGGTTCCGAGCCGCCCGCATCTTCCTGGACGTAGCCGCCGTCCACAGCCCCGAAGCCGCCGCCAGAGCCCTTGACGAGCTTGGTGATCTGGACCTTGGAGAAGTCGAGCCGTGCACCGACCTGCTTGCTCGATGACATCTCGATCGCCCGCGTGGTGAACATGATGCGGCCCTCGGAGCCGGAGAACACCTGGGCCTCGATTACGTTGTCCTTGGCGTCCCTGATCTCGATGGAGATGGTCTTGATGTCGCCGTCGCGGGTCTTGATCTTATGGTTCTGCTTGAAGCTGAACTTGATCTCGCCCGTAGCGTTGCCATCATCATCCTCGACCTCCTCGTAGGGGCGATAGATGGACCACTTCTTCTTCTCGGCCGGCGTCATCTTGTCGGTGCGCTCGGCGAAGGCTTCCTCGGAGGCCTGATCGCAGAGGGTCTTGAAATCCTGAGCCGCCTTGCCCGAGAGCACGAGGTCGGTCTGGAAGACACCATCGGCGTTGAACTTGGTGTCTGGCCTGTTGAACCAGGGATGGAGGAAGGTGCCGATCGGGGAGACGCGGTATTTGGCCATTGTTGAGAAGGTCCTTGTCGATTGTGTGATGGGAGCTAACCCAAGGGCTAGCGGCAGAGCGTCGTGTCAGAACTTCGGGTCGTTCCTGACCTTCAGCTTGGCGTAGTCTTGCAGGGCGTCCACCAGTGCGTTCCCGTTACGGTGATGGGGGCGGGGAGCGGTCAAGACCTTGAGCCCGAAGGCGTGCAGCTCGGCGGCGTCCATCTGGGACCGCTCGGCCACGGCAGCAAACGCCACGGCCACCGCCGCGAGTTGCTCTTCAGGTTTCATCTGGAGGATAGGATCAAGGAGTGTGAACGCGGCGGCTGCGGCGGTGTCCCTGTTCATCATCATCAGCTTGTCGCGATCGATGCGGGAAGAAAGCTGTGTGGCGTTGATCTTCATGGTGGGAACTTTCTGTTATTCTAAAGGACGCGAATTGTGTGGAATGTTAGAGGATCATGCGAAAAAGTAAGTACTATCAGTCACTTCCTCCAGGTCCAGGCTGCCCTCTGGTAGCGCTCTGGGCCACGCTAGGCCCTGCTTCGGGTTGACATAGCGGCACCACTCCTGGAACTGCTCCAGCATCGGCTCACTGTGGTTCTCCACGAAGGCCTCTCTGATGCAGGCGTAGAGCGTCCACATATCGGCCGCCACCGTGCCGTAGCTGTCGTGGATGGTGGTGATGGAGTTGATGCCGGCTCCCCAGGCCTTGTTCACGGCGGTGGTCAGGCAGGAGGCATCCATGGAGTGGACGAAGTTGGGGGCGATTGCTCGGCCCTGAGCCTTGGGGTCCAGAACGTTGGTTGTCTCCCACATAACCAGGTCCACCCGCTGGCCGTCGATCTCCGTGTGGATTTGCTTCTTGGCCCGTTCTCCGTAGAACTGCCGCACGATGAAGCCTGATGGTGTCTTCCAGAACAGCGGCTTGCCGTCCGCGCAGGCCAGGTTGCAGTTGTCCTGGAGCCACTTCATCACGTCTCTCGCCCGGTCCACCTTCGCGCCCACGGCTTCCCAGAGTTTCTTCACCATGTAGCCGACGTACTCGAAGGCCTCGTGCTCCTGAATGGCGATGTGCTTAGGGTCGTTCTCGATGAGCCAGTCCATGGTGTACTCAAAGTAACTGTGCCGCGTGCCGCCGTAGGGCAGGATCATCACGGGCCGCTTGGTCAGACTTCTGGGGCACCTTCCGTTCACCGCCGCCAGCCAGACATGGGCCTTGGGCTCGTTGGCCAGGGCATCGAGTTCCAACAGCTTGGTCAGCTCGTCGGCCACCTCCTGGTAGATGTCTCGTGGCTTGTCGGCGGGGATGAGATTGACCGACGCTCCACCCACCTCATCTCGGATCATCGCCGAGAGGTGCTGGATGCCGTTGCAAGTGCCGTCCACCCTGATGGGCAGGGTGGAGACGAAGTTCTCTGGGTCGGCCAGATAGCCGGTCCACTCGAAGATCGCCGCGAGGGCCTGCCATGCGCTATCCCCCTTGTCGGCCTCGCACCACTCCCTGTTCACGATCGGCTCGTTGGCGATGCGGAACCATAAGTCCTGCCTGTCCTCCACCCACTTCACCCGCTCGTCCATTGACACCTTGTCCACCCCGAAGCAGTTGGCCACCTGAAGCGCCAGCCACCAGGCATCTTCGGGTCCGACCTTCTTGCCCTCGGAGAATGTCAGCAGCCCTCTGTGGAGATCGTCACCCTGCGGCGAGAGGTCTGAGGGGATGGGATACATGCGGCCACGGAAGTCCAACATCTGGGGGAAGTAGAAGCACGGCTCGCGGTTCATTCTCTCGGCGGTCATCAGGCAGCGACGGGCGGCTAGGTACTTAGAGACCCGCTTGGCGTTCCGCGTGTTGACGGCCCCCGCCTCCTTGGCCCAGGTCTTGTGTACCTCTGGGTCGTGGTCGGCCTCGGGTGGCCTCGCTGGCTTGGTCTCGGGCTCCCGACGTGGCAGGCCGCACAGTCCAAGGTCTAGCTCCCAGAACTGCTGGGCGACCTCCAGCACCTTCGCGTTGATCTTCCAGGCCGTCTCCTGGACCGCATTGAGGGCGTCATAGACCTGGGGCATGTCGAGGGCCTCGTAGTCGTCAATAGCCCGCTGCTTCTGGTTCTCGTGGTTGGCCCGGAAGCGGATGAGGAAGGGTGTCTTCACGAAAGGCGTCCAGTAGCCGCCGTCGCGTGGCCCCACCCAGGGCTTGGGCGGGATGAGGGTTGGTAGGAACGTGGCCGAGTGGACCAGCTCATCATCGGTAGCTGCGTCGAGCCAGGACAACAGGTCGTCATCCGCCTGGAGGACCATCATACGGTTCTTCGGTTTGCCCTTCCTGTGGTTGGTGATCTTGTAGTTTGGGTCGGGGACGATCCTGAAGCGGCGGGTTGCCTGGATCACACAGTTGATCAGCTCAAGGCCGACCCGGCGTCTCTGCTCATCGGTCCAGTTCACCCAGCCGATCTTCTCGGACACGAACTTGTTGAAGATGGCGATGCGGGAGCGCTTTTGATGGGCGGCGTTGGAGCCACGCTTCAGGTAGTGCCTGGTCAGGGCGTCCCATTGCTCCGCATCCGCAGCCTTCCATGCTCTCGCCCGTGCCTCATGTTCGATCCATGTGCCCAGCTCGTAGCCGATCGCGATGAGGCCTGGTGTCTCGTGCCCGAGCTGCCGCGTGACGACACGCAGAGCGCAGACCGCCGAGACTTCTGCGGGGAGCAACTTCAGTAGCGGCAGTGCGATGGACTTCACGCCCCTCTTGGCGGACCCTGCGGCTATCCACTTCTCGATATGCTCGGCGAGCGGCAAGACCCACTCGTGGATCAGGGAGCGTTGGGGGCGGAGTGTGGACATATCCCTCGCGGCCTTCGCCCGGTTGATCTTATCTAGGGCCTTCTGCTTGCCCAGTGCGAGCATCTCCTCTTCGAGCGCAACTTCATCGTCCCACCTGTCGTGCAGGTAGGGTGCGGACTGCATGTTCATCATAGGGACTTCCGCCTGATAATAATGTGGAATGTTGTAACGTTAGATGCAACGCAAGAATTTCGACCCACCGCGCCCCTTCACGAGAACGATGGGTTGGGACTTGGAGTACGACTTAGCGACTTCGCCTCCTGTAGAAGATACTGCCTCTGTAAAGCCTGAGGATGATCAGAGGTCCGAAGGTGATAGCCATAGCAGTGGCCATGCCGATGAGAATGCCAGCCAGATAAGGGTTCATCCCCTCACCTCCTCTGCATCCTTGGTGGTGAACCAGATGCTCGTACCATCAGGCCCGACTTCAAGTTTGTCGAACACCTTGCGGTATGGGAGATACGGAGCGCTGAAGTGCGCCTGAGAGAACCCTCGTCTCTCTAGGTCCCTGACGTGGCGTCGGAACTTCAAGGCGCGTATCACGAAAGCAGTGACCTTCATCCCTTGAACTCCTGTCTGTAGTCTGCCCCCAAGTACAGCGGATAGTCGCTGTCCAGCGGGTCAACCTTCGAGCCTATCCACTGGAACCGCGTCTCGTACTGCACATTGACTAGGCCCCGCTGGGTCTCCCTGATGGGGAAATCCGCGTACTGGCATAATTCCTCCGCAATAGCCCTCGCCAAGTTCTTTTTGACGATACGCTCTGCGGGGATGTGGGAGGCGAGGAGCGTGTCCTTCGAGATAACCTCCCGTGCCCCGATTGTCCTTATGAACCCCCGCTCGATGACCGCGAAACCACGATCCTTGAGCTTCTTGATCATGTCCATCGTCTCGTCGTCTCGCGGGACGGACTTATAGTAGTCGCTCATCCCACGATCTCCCTCACCACCTGGACCTTCAAGCCACTCAGCGGGCAGGACTTGCGCTCCACCACGAAGAGCCTCCCCTCCTCATCCCAGAAGACGCCGCGCTGCTTGACCGGCATCAGGTCCCACTGCTCCTTGGTTGTCTTGCCGAGGTGCGCATAGGCCTGTGACATATCGTTGCCGAAAAGCTCGACATCCAATGTCTTGATGAGGGATGTGATAATGTTGGGTATAGGCCAACTCATTGTCTCTGCTCCATGTTTTCGGAGACAGTGTGGAATGCGAGCGATTATGGACAAGCACCTAAATCTAAAGCATTTCTGGATTGTGCTTTTGGATCAGGGACTTAAAGCTACCACACTCCACACTAATGTCTCAGTTCGTGTCACCAGGAGCCCTGTTCTTGCGGTGTTTCCACCAAACGTAAGCCCCGATTGCAACCAGAAGGACTGCCAAATAGGCTTTATCGGCAATCCAGAGGTACCAGTATGTTGTCCACATGCGCAGCGTCTCCATGGAGCTGCGAATGGTAGTCTTCAGGTAGCCGGATGTCCATCGTCATCAGGGATTGTAACAGTAAGGTACGGTCCCTGCCAGTAGAAGGACCAAGTTGGCTCGTAAAGTCCGATCTCAGTCTCAAACTCGTGACCGCTTACTTCTAGGACCATGCCGTGTCGCTTTGATACTTCATCCAGGTCCTTCAAAAAGGCCTGCACCTTAGGATGATCTGCTTTGACCCTGGCCATGACGCCTACTCTCCGCCCTCTCCCGCCTCAGCTCCACCAGCTTCTCCAAGTCATAGTGAGGATCGAACACGCTCTCCCCCTTGTACTTGAACTGCTCGCGGACCTCATGTTCCACCGCAGTCATCACCGCCTTGAACACCGTCTGGACGATCTCGCTGTCCGTCATGTGCGGCGAGAGGAGCCACTTGCGGCCGTACCACGTCATGTCCTCGCCTGTCACGTTGTCCTTGGAGTCCGCCTCGAAGACCTGGGCGTAGAAGTAGCCTCGGGTGTCGTACATGAACTGGACCTGGAGTTGGCCTGGAAGCCTCAGCACGTGGTATATGTCCCATAGGCGGACCATGAAGTTGGTCGTAGGGATGTCCACGAAACAGTCCATGATGTCCCGTCCCCTAAGCGTCGTGTTGACGCAGATTTGGCGCGGCGACTGTGTGGAATGTTGTAGGGTTGGTGCCAAAGGAAGCACCAACGGCTTGCCACCGGATACCTCCAGTTCACACTCAAGGTCCACCTCATCGAGAGGGGGAGGAGTGGCTCCGCTCGGCATCTGGTTGTGAGACAATGCGTCTTCCTTCAAGGCCCTCTCGATTGCCTCCTCCCAGGACTTGCGTGGGTAGACCAGCCCGTGGTAGAGGCGCTGCTCGGATGCCCCGTTGGCGGAACTGGTAGACGCAGTGGATTTAGGTTCCACCGCCGAGAGGCGTGCAGGTTCGACTCCTGTGCGGGGCACCACTCCGATTGCATGGGCGAGCCACATAGGTATTTCCAACTGCACCGGTCCCAAGATCGAATGCACGAATGGCATAGTGTGGTATGTTGTCATGCTTTGAATACTCCTTCCTGTATTAAGCCATAAGGCTTTGTCATGATGCGCCTCCAAATCTTGCCGTAAATTTCATCCTGTATGTCCTTGCCTACTCCCAGCTCTACCGCCCGTTTTATTGTGGCCTCAAGGTAAATCTCAAATGCCTTCTCATGGAGGGCGAGGTGCACCTCTTCCATTATATCCGCTTCGCTCATGTTCACTTCATAAGCTCCTTCGCAAAGGCGGCCACCTCCTGGGGGCTCGCTCCGGTTTCCTTGTAGGCGATGATGATGTCTTTAAGTTCGGCCGAGATGCTAGCCACCTGGGGTTTGACCTCGGGCATTTTCATGTATTTCCTCGCGTCTTCCACCCTCCCGTTCCCTATCAGGTCCAGATAGCCCTCGGTGGTCGTTATGCTCTCGTGCCGGTAAACCTCCTGGAGCGTCTTGGTTGGCATCCCTCGGGCCGTCGCGTAGGCCCCGAAAGTCCGCCTCAAGGCCCGCAGCGTCGAGCTGGACACATCGTCCACCCCCAGGTGCCGCCGGCAGTCGTTCCACAAGTCCCGCGCCTGTCTGGAGGAGAACGGGAAGAGCTGCTTCCAGTCGTGCTTCCGGGCCCGCTCGACGCAGCGCTTGAAGATCGGGACCGCCATGTCAAACACAGGGATCGTATTGCCCGACTTCTTGGTCTTGGTGCCTGCCACCTGTATCCTGGGTTCCTCGCCCTCTAGGTCTATGAGTAGGCGCTCCTGGAGACGCAAGGCCTCCGCTGGACGGAACCCCTGGAAGCAGATGATGGTGATGTAATCCGAGAATAGTTCCTCGCCATTGAGTGTCAGCCATTTGGTCAACTCATCGAGCTGTTCCGGTCTCAGCCACCACTTCTCCACCCGCTTCACTGGGAGGTGCTTGAAGCCGATCTTATGCTTAGCCAGAGGTGGCTTCCGTTCCAGCGCCATGTCGTTCAGCACGGAGAGCATCGAGTAATACTTGTTGATCGTCGCGTTGGAGTTTCCTAGTGCCCTGCGCCAGTCCGTGAACTTCTCGACGTGCTCCGTGTTGATGTCATCGAGGTCTGCACAGCCTCGAAGTTCGAACCAATCGACCACCGGATAGATGGACTTCTCCACGATCTTGCCCCAGTCCGTTCCCTTCCAGCGGTATTGGAGTGCGATCTCGGTGATAAACCTCAAGGTCCCGCTCTTGCCCTTCTTATTGCTTGGGGTCTTCGAGGGGAGAGGCTGATCGCTGTCCTTCACCGGCCACTTGCCGTAGACTTCGAGGGCCTGGGTGATCTCGGTATGGAGCTGCTCGGCGAGTTCCTCGGTGTCTACGCTGCGTCTGATCCGCTTGTAGCCTGGGAGTGCCGTGGCGACTGCTACGTCTACCTCAAATCTTTTCCCTCTGGGTCGTATTGACATCGTGGTTTCCGTTCGGTCCTTGCATTAGGTACATGAGCTGGCTGGCTAGAGCCTTGCCTTTGGGTGTCAGAGACACTACCTTCTGCCGCCGGTTGAGGACGTATTGGGCAGTCTTGACAAGGCCAAGCCCTGGGACCCCGATCCTCTCGAAGTCCCCAAGGTACCGCAGATGATACGAGGTCGTCGCCATCGGCAGTCCTATCTTCTCCGAGAGTTCGGTGATGGTCAGCGGGGTATCCTTGGGGTTGTTGAAGCCCCATATAGCTACCCCGAGGAACGTCTTCATTATGGTCACTGGTAGTCCGTCACGGACGTTGATCATAACGCCGCACGCCTCAAAGAAGGAGCGGAGCCCCAGGTCTTGCTGCATCGGTAATGCCCCTTCGTTATTCATGTGGAGATTGTCTCTCTCTTGCTCTCATTTACCGCACTGTTCGCGATATGTAAATTATGAAAGGACCGGTATCGGCAATCCACTCGACCCATCTTCCTTCCTTGTGCTGCGTCTTTGTAACACCCCAGGCCCACTCCTTGACTGACGCCAAGTCCACAGCCCGAGTTACAAAGCATTCCCATCTTCCAAAACGCACACGCATTGTAGGCACCCCTCGGTTTGTCCTTTACCTCCCCTCCCTTGGAGACCGCCCGAAAGCAGTCCCCTAGGCTTGGGAGGCCCTTGAAGTGTCAACCCTGCGCAGTCTTGCCTTCCTCCTCGTGCTCGACATCCGAAAAGGACTTGCCCTCGACCTCGGCCAGTGACTTCTCGTCGGCCGGCTGGGAGGCCATGGTGCTGGCGACCTCGACGTCGGCATTCAGCTCATCGAAGGGCTCCAGGCCTAGGACGTCCGCGAGGTTCTCGCTGCGCCAGGTGTGGTCCGCCTCGATCGCCACGAGGTCTCCCTCCTGGTCCGCCGCCGTCCACGAGAGGTCAGCGTAGTTGAGGGTGTCCTTGGTCATGGCGGCGTAGCCTTCCTCGCCGATCCGCTTGATGTAGAACTCGCGGTGTTCCTTGAGGTCTGCCACGGCGAGGCCTTCGGCCCACTCGGGGATGGACGCCGGGTCCTCCACGCGGGCCGTGTCGCCGTTTCCTTGGGGGACGATGTAGAAGCCGCCTTCGTGTTCATCCTTGGTGATGAGGATGCGGGACGGTAGGGATGTGGTAGTCATATTCATGCACTCGTTCCTTCATGTCGGTGAGGGTTAATGTTTCTACCACATATCTAACAATGTGGTATATTGTAGAGTAGTTTGTCAAGGCCTAGCTGTAATTGATCTGCATCAAATTACTTGCCCTGGGTATCGAGCAAGCCGTGCTCGGTCTCAAAGAGGTGCGTGATGGCCCACACGACTGGACGCCTTTTGGACCTTATGAGCGGCGCTATCTTGGTTTCCGGTAGCTTACCGCGTTGGATTTCCGCCAGAGTCACTGGCCTTTCGAAGTAGAGGCCGCGAAAGGAGCCCTTGCCCGTCCTGTCGATCCTGCCGATGAACGTATCGGGTTCCTTAGGGTGCGGGATGAATTGACTTATGTTAATGTTATTGTTCACCAAATCATCCTTTACCGTCTTCTTCTTGTCAACTTCCTTTCGCATTCTGAACTTAACCTCTTCTTAAAGAACACATTGGCATTACCCCTCGGGTGTGTCAATGTGAACTAGGAATGTTTTCCTTTATGTGGGATGTCGTAGCATAGTGCTGGGCGTTAGTTCTCCTTTCTTATTGTCTTAAAGCTGGCCTTGAGCCAACCACAAGCATAGGCCCCAGAAGGTCAGGCAGCTCATCACCATCCCAGCCCAGACGAGATGTCTGAACGTTGCGTCTTCCTGGAGATGGTGCTTGTCGGCCCACTCGTGGTCGTGCGGTAGGACGTTACGGCTCATGCCGCGACCTCGGCCGTGTGACTTCTGGTGCTCTCGCCGGGTTGACCTCGATGAGCCTGAGGACAAGCCCCAGGTTCCGCTCTGCCCAGGCCAACGCTTGGCCGTCCATTGCAGCAATCCACCTACGGCCTGCAGGTGTATCCCACTTCTGCCAATTCTCGATGGCGTGCCTTTGGCAACCTATCTGCAAGGTGTCATGTGTGTAACCAATAGGCCACGTGTCGATCTGCATGGTCTTGATGTCGGACATATTGCCATATGCCCGTAGGTCCGCGCCACTGAGGTTCGCGCCCGCGAGGTTCGCGCTCCTGAGGTCCGCGCTCCAGAGGTCCGCGCTCCTGAGGTCCGCGCTCCTGAGGTCCGCGCTCCAGAGGTCCGCGCTCCTGAGGTTCGCGCCACTGAGGTACGCGCTCCTGAGGTCCGCGCCACTGAGGTCCGCGCCACT